TTGTCATGCCGCAACCTGGAGGGATTCTAGGGCGGCTCGCTGAGGTTGGTCAGCCAGAAGTTGTGATGCCACTAACTCAGTTGGATTCGATGCTTTCGCAAGGCGCTCAAGGCACTGGAGATAGAAAGACTGTTTACAACATCACGGTGAACGCTGGTATGGGAGCGAACGGGCCACAACTAGGTGAGCAGATTGTGACTGCTATCAAACGTTACGAAAGGTCTTCTGGGCCTGTCTTTGTGAGTGCCTAATGGCGGTAACTGTAGAGCTTGGACTTTCCAAAGCCTTCACCCTCGATGATCCGGTGGCAGGGGTGATCGGTTCAACCGAGTTCACGGTGGGAGGAATTGAATTTGTAGATGTTACTTCTAAGACTCGCGAGATAGCGATCACTAGAGGAAAGAATCGTGACCTTGATAGGTTTAGTGCGGGAACTTTGAGTGTCACTTTCAATAACACTGATAGAGCGTTTGACCCGCTTTTCACTTCGTCACCATATAACGGGAACATCGTGCCTAGACGTGACGTGCGAATCAAGGCCGATGGCGCTGAGCAGTATGTGGGGAAGATAGATGACTGGAATATTGCCTATGATGAGAGTGGGCAGTCTATCGCTCAGCTTGTCGCCTCGGATGGTTTGACGTTTCTAGCTCAACAGGTTTTGACGGCTGGCACTGCTACGGCACAGACAACAGGGGCTAGAGTGACTGCGGTTCTTGATATGGCTTCTGTTGATTGGCCTAGTGATAAACGCAGTATTGCGACAGGCGCATCCACGTTAGGCACTGACACGTTTTCAGGTAACGCTTTGACCTATTTGCAGAAGGTCGAACTATCAGAGGGTGGATTGTTGTTTATTGATAAACAGGGCAGGGTTACTTTCAAAGACAGGCTGGCAAGTCCAACAACTTCGAGCGTGACGGTGTTCGCTGATGATGGCTCAGGGATTCCGTTCGCACCGGCACAGGTTGATTTCGGTATTGAACAATTATTCAATCAGGTCACGGTGACTAATCCGAGCAGTGACACTTCTACGGCTAATAATCTGCTCAGTCAAACTAGATATGGGATTTTAGAGAAAGACGTGGACACGCTTTTATCGGATGCGACTCAAGTTACTGACTACGCGACATTTTTAGTGGCTCGCTTTGGGGAACCCGAATATAGGTTCGCCCAGCTTTCAATAGATATGAGCAACCTAACTTCAGGGCAGAAGACTTCGATGTTTGGGCTGGATATGGGTTCTGTCATCCAAATCAAGTTCACACCTAATGGTGTTTCTCCACAGATTGACCGGTTCGGTTTGGTCATTGCGATTGCTCACGACATCACACCGGATGACCATATTATGCGGATTGGTGTTGGGTCACTTCAAACGTCTCTGTTCGTCATTGGTGACGCTGAGTTCGGTACAATAGGAACGAACGCTCCAGGCGTTCTAGGATTTTAGGAGAGATATGGCAGGCCTCGGTTTCAAGGTGTTTTCTAACAATAGTGTGTTACTCGCGTCAGAAGTTCAGGGATACATCCAAGACCAAGCGTTGATGGTATTCGATGACGCTACAGCTCGGGATGCTGCGATAACATCTCCAGCCGAGGGCATGTTTGCATATCTCAAAGACACAGACGCACTAACCGTTTACACTACAGCTTGGGGGAACTTCTAATGGCATTAGGTGGATTTCGAACATTCGTGGCAGGCGAGACGCTTGACGAAGACAAAATAAACAACTTCCTCATGCAGGGGATTCTCGTATTCGCATCGGCTACAGCTCGCGATGCTGCTATTAGTTCACCGCAGGAGGGCCAATTCGCATTTTTGAAAGACACCGACACATTGACGTATCGTGCCGCTTCAGCATGGGAAACGTTCAGTTCCGGTTTTGACGGTTCAGGCGGTAATCACTCAGGCACTAATGGCGGTTTCAAATACCACATCTTCACTGCCGATGGTACGTTCACCGCTGGACAAGCTGGCAGTGTTGAATGCTTGCTTATTGCTGGCGGCGGTTCCGGTGGGCGTGGGGTAAATAGTGGAGGCGGAGGCGGATCTGGAGGATTGATCTTGACCACCGTGGCCGTCTCTGCCGGTGCTAACGCTGTGGTTATAGGGGCAGGTGGTGCTGCACCTGGGTCTTCAGGAACGACTGGTTCTGACGGTGCAGATTCGACTTTCGCCGGCCTTACCGCAAAGGGAGGCGGTGGGGGTGCCAAGAACAATGACCAAGGAAATACGGGAGGCTCAGCAGGCGGAGGGGCCTCAAGTTCGTCAGGGGGCGGCAATGGGGGCGTAGCGATAGGCACTTCAGCTTTGGGTCTTTATGATGGCATAGGTTCGCAAGGTCACGATGGTGGAGGATCTGATACTTCAGGAAATACGCGGGGCGGCGGAGGCGGAGGGGCCGGAAGTCCTGGGCACTTCAGCAAGTCAGCTAATGGTGACTGGGATTCTCAAACTACAGGTGATTTCTTCGGTCGTGTCGGACAAGGTGGTATCGGAATGCGGCTAGATTCGATAGGCGCAGGCGCTACTGCTGTGGCAGGTTCAACCATCGGCGATGCGGTCACTGTCGGTGGTGCCACGGCTTACTATTTCGCATCTGGCGGCGGCGGTGGGAATAATGCCAATTCGACCGATGTTATTCAGGCGCCAGGGGGCGGAGGAACAGGGGCTGATACTGACACAGCGGCGACCTCTGGAGCTGCGAACACGGGCGGTGGCGGTGGAGGAAATCGGTCGGGAGGGGCTGCAGGGGCAGGTGGCTCTGGTATCTGCATTATTAGGTATCCGTCATCGTGAGGCTCGTAAATCCTTGGCCTGTAACAAACAAAATCACGAGTTTATTTGGTTATCGTATCCATCCGATTTCCAAAACAAGAAAATTACATCGGGGCGTAGATGTAGCTGGGAGATTTCCAGTGACAGCAGCCGCAGCAGGCGTGGTGGCTCATATTGGCTGGAGTCCTCAAGGTGGGGGGCATGTGGTCATATTGGACCATGGCGATATTCACACTGTGTATTATCACTTGGAATATAAAACTCACCTTCGTAAGGGTGACAGGGTGGATATAAATACTCGAATTGGCATGTCAGGTAACACGGGAGCGAGTACCGGCGATCACCTCCACTTCGAAGTGAGAACTAGCCGAGCATGGGGGACACAAGTAGACCCACAGCCATATCTTGTAGCAAATAATCTTGGTGCGAATTCTGCCCTTCGTGTTGATGGTCGTATGGGTAAAAACACTTGGAGGGCGTGGCAGACCCAGTTAGCCTCTGCAGGGCATTACAAGGGCCGCGTGGATGGTAAGCCTGGGAAGTGGACTTATGAAGCGATCCAACGAGCGGTGGGCGTTCCTGTTGATGGTGTTATGGGGCCACAAACTCGTAAAGCCGTACAAGCGCAGCTGAAGGCTTGGGATTACTACATCGATGTTGTTGATGGTGTGTGGGGAAAAATCACGTACAGGGCGCTCCAGAGGTCTTTGAATGACGAAAAATGGTTCGATAAGCAAGCCGGTGACTGCTAATGCCTGAAAATACAGATACAAGCGTTGTGAAGGTATCAATGAAAGATATTTATATGCAGGTGCAGAAAATTCAGTCGATGCTTGAGAAACTTGCAGCTGAGCTGCCAGACTCAGAAGCAAAGATTGATGATCACGAACAGCGTATCCGCAAGCTTGAGATGCGTATGGGTTGGGCTGTTGGGGTGTTTGGATTACTAGCGGCAGCAATGCCATTGATTGTGAGGTTGGTTTGATGAAACCGTCATGGAAAATTAGAAGGCGTTACATATTTGCGGCGTTTATGTTGGGTTCACTCATGTTGGTCACGGGGAGCGTTGCAACATTGATGAATAACGATAGTGGTACTCGCGACCTAATAACGGGTGGCGTGGCGCTGATTACTTTGATTTTGACTAGCTATATTGCTGGGGCTGTGTACGAGGACAAGAAACAAGGGGGACAAGATGGATAAGCTAAAAACATATTGGAATTACGCAGGGGAGAGGGCAGTCAAAACTATTGCTCAAGTAGCGATTGCAACTATCGGTGTCGGTGCGACTGGAATCCTGAACGTAGATTGGTTGAACGTGCTTTCGGTTGCCGCGCTTGCCGGTGTCATGTCACTGCTTACCTCGGTATTGCAGTACGACAAGGCAGGTGAGTAATGAACAACTGTGAAACCGTAGACGGCTACGCTTGCCCTATTGATCCGATGGATGCACTAGATTGTGAAGCATGCCAGTGATATAATCTGATTGGGCATGTTTCTGCTTTATTCAAAATCCCCCTAGCACTCCACCTGCTAGGGGGATTTCTTTATTCACCTACCCATGAATAAACCGTCACTCGGCTAACACCGGCTCGTTTCGCTAGGCTTTGGATTGATTCGCCATCTCTATAAGCCTCAATTACCCGTTCTTTGAGTTGGCTTTGTATCTTGTCGAGGCGCTCAAGCTGCCATGCCCGTTTATCGGCAAGCTGGTCTAGCGTTTCTCTCTCTGCTTCTAGGTCATTAGTTATCATCATGCTAACTACTATACACGCCGAAACTGTTTAGCGCTTTACTTTCTAAAAGAAAACATTTACAATCTTAGTAACGTCAAAGAAAGGTGGAATCAAGATGGGCGTATATTCAGAACTAGATGCTCAAGCGCGTGGTTACATGGATGAGGAATTCACTGCCACACTTGCACGAGAGCTTGGAAAGAAACCAAAGCGTGCTAAGGATCACGTTTCACTGTTAGAGTTTCCGGTCACGCGGAAACAGTTACGGCTACAGCGAAAACAGTATCGGCGTTTTTTAGGATGGTCGTTAGTGACAGTGACAGCTATTTTGATCATCGTGATTGTGGGGCTAACGCTATGAGGTGGTGGATTGTACTTTTCATTGGAGCAGTGTTTATGCTCACGCCTGGAATGGTGAACCCTTATGCGGTCATCAACGGTGCAACCCTTCTCGGTTTGGGTTTGGTTGCATGGAGTGGATACAAACTAGTTAGGAGCGCAGAAAGATGATGCAAGTTAGTTCAGATGGTCGTGAAGTGAGGGTCGTTTTGAGAGATGATGTGTGGGCGATGGAGGAACCAGGCACTCTCGTTTTGACCCGTACACAGGCGCAAACACTTCGATTGCACTTGGATTCGTGGGCTTTCAAAGACCCATTCCAAGATATAGAGCCGGAAGATGGTTAGCGTTCAGATGGTAACGTGCCAGCCCATATGCCGTAGGGCTCACCTCGTTCTGTCGCGTACTCAAAACATTCACGTTTGATTGGGCAGGTGTTACAAAGATGGCGAGCAACCAAGACGGCACAAGCCTTCACCTCTTTGTGGGGGAAGTCTTCAGGAAAGAATACCTCTGGCATTCCCATACAAGGCGTTTCTTCTACTGCATCAACTGAGTGCATGAGTTTGGAATAGGGCCGGTGTGGGTCGTTGCTCATAAAGTAAGACTAACGGAAAGGGAAAAGGGTGACAGACATAGATAAGGTTACAGAACTTAGAGATTTGATTTTGAATGAGTGGTCAGATGCGATGAGTGATTCGGGTTATGTGTGGACTATGTCTCACAAGAAACTTACGGCTGCACTCGATTTGGTGGATGAGGAAACGAAAGAAAAGGCCTATGTGATGGCCTATGCGAAATGGGGTAAACGTCTTGATGCGAGCTAATCAGTTCGTGGTCTCGAAATCTGTGTTCCCCGATGGTTGGCTTTCGGAGCGCCGGAAGGGCGTGACTGCTACACAAGTTGCCAAGGCTTCCACAGAGAGAGGGTTCGAGCAAGCGATCCACGATTATCACAGTGAACACATGGAGACAGATAACGCTTACATGAAGTTTGGGCGTGACATGGAACCCGTGATTGCTCGCATCGTGCATCAAAAGTTCGACATTCTTCCAAACGATTGGCTATTGCGACACGCCGATAACCAACATCATCTTGCAACACCGGATGGTTTGAGCCTTGACCACAAACTGATTGCAGAGATCAAAACAAGTGGGCGTGATTTTGAGGAAGTGCAAGTGCCTATTCAGTACCGTAGGCAGGTGCAGTGGCAGCTCCACGTTACTGGGGCTGAGGCGTGTTTGTTTGTTTGGATGTTACGGATTGATATTGATGGCGTGTTTGCACCGGCTTGGTGGGAGCCGAAACACTTGTACATTGAAAGAGATGAAGGCATGATAAATACATTGGTCAAGGTGGCTGATGAGTTATGGGGAAGGGTAAATCATGGATAAGAAAAACGAGAACGTCTTGAAAGTTGCTCATAAATATGTGGCTGACTTGCGTACAACTGAGAAGCCTGATTTATGGCGTGACTTTTGGAAGCTCGAAGCGAAACTGCTGGAACAAATGAAAGGGAAATAATGGCACGATTCAACTTAGATGATTACGAACTCGTAGAAGACCGGCTTGCCAGAGCCTTGAAAGAATATCCCGATTTGCGAATTGTCACTGAGGAATGCGCTAGTCCAGAAGACAGGGCACGCGGTTACTTTATTGTCCGTTCTGCCGTGTTCTTGAATGCTGCTGAACAGGCAGATGGATTGCCAAAAGCTACAGGTTGGGCTTTTGAGATCGAGGGAAGTGCTGGAGCATCTCAGACAGCTGCGCTTGAAAATGCAGAAACGAGCAGTTTGGGCAGATGCCTGAAACAAGCTTTCGGTGGTAAGGGTGTCACTCGGTCAGAGATGGGGAAGGTGGCACGGTTCGAAGATGCGGCAAGCAAACGTGACTGGCTCGCTGAGGCTCAAAATCTGAATGATAAAGACCAACTGCGTTTACTATGGGGTGAAGCATCAAAAGCCGGTGCATCAACCGAGATATTAGAGCAGGTGAAGGCCTATGCAGAATCAATCAATGTTGATGGCGAGCGTGAGGGAACTGTCACAAGCATATCTCGCGGCCCAAAGAGCAAACGATGAAACTCTGAGCGAGTTTTGGAAGGTGGAATTATGCAAGCGATTGGTGGTTGTCTGTGACTCCATTAGAGATAGCGAAAGACCTAGTTGAGCTAACCCAGACAAATAAGAAAGGCGTGGAAGCTCTGCATGAGGCAGAGGTGGAACTAGCTGAGGCAGAGAAGGCACTTGATCAGTGTGAAGCTTCTGAGTTCCTGAAGGCTGAGGGTTCCGTTGCTGAGCGTCAAGCCGTGGCGAAACTTGCAGCGGCTGAGGCACGGTTTCACCGTGACTTAGGTAAGGCTAAGGTGAACCGGATCAGAACGAAGATGCGAACGATTGAATCAGAGTTGATGGCTTTAGCTACTGCCTCCAAGATTCTCCAAGCGGAGATGAAACTGTAATGTGGCGAGTCTTGAAAGAAAGACAGGTTAGTACCCAAACGGTGATCATCTTTGCTTACTTGTTCCTGCCGATGCTGGTCACGTTTGATTCCCCTGTCAATCTTTCCGGTTCGGGTGCTGACATCAGTAATCAACAGTCTCCCTATGACATAGCGACAGAAGTTGATACAAGCGTGTTTGTTTCAAGTCAGTTTGAGCAAGAAATAAGCAGGCCAAATTTTGATAACTATGCTCAAGCTATCCTGCCAGTCCATGACCCTGAAATATCAAGTGATTTTGGGTGGAGGATTGCGCCATGCAAAGCCTGTTCGAGCGATCATCAAGGCGTTGATTTCATTCCAGGGGAGGGAAAGCCTGTGATGTCGGTTTTACCAGGGATTGTTGTCGCTTCTGGCTTGAATGAAGGCTATGGATACTGGGTCAAGATCGAACATATCGTGCCAGTGAAACAATCAAATCCTGAGCGCTGGGAAACGATTTACGCACACTTGCAGAGGGGTTCGATACCTGCTGGGGTTTATGTCGGGGCAATAGTTGAGCGAGGTCAGACCATTGGGGCTGTCGGTAGCACTGGGATATCTACAGGGCCGCACCTCCATTTCGAGCTGCATATTGATGGGCAGGTTGTTGATCCGTTGCCAATTTTGGCCCAGAGTCAGGTCATCAAGGGTTCTGAAATTGGATGGCGTTAGCTTTTGGCTATCCCTAAGAAAGTTTTGAAACTTGTAATGTCTCGTGATGATCATTGTTGGCATTGCGGAACACAGAATGACCTAGTGCCCCACCATAGAATAAACAGGGGTATGGGTTCATCGAAACTTCTAGATGTTCCTGAGAACATCATTATGGTTTGCGCTCAATATAACGGGCAGATGGAATCATCGGCCCAGATAGCTGAGCTTGCGCGTTCTGACGGTCATAAACTATCTAGGTGGCAGTCTCTTAGGGAGCCAGTGTTTGATTGCTTTGGTCGATGGTGGTATCTTCACTCTGACGGTCATAAAACAGAATCGTGGGAAACTGATCAACCGTTTTAGAAAAGGTGGAAATCATGGAACAGCGTTTGACTGCTGAGATTAGGTTCAGCATCATCCCTGAGTGGATTACTTATGCCCAGATTTCGGATAAGGCAGTCAGGCTTTACTGTGTGTTGTGTCGCTTTGCTGATAATCAAACCCATGAGGCTTTCCCGTCTCGTGAGACTCTTGCAGAGAAGATGGTGTGTTCGAAGGCCTCAGTGGATAGGGCTACAGATGAGCTGCTCCGCCTTGGTGCGATCACTAAGAAACAGCGTCACAATAGTTCACTAGTTTACACTTTGAAAATGTCGGAGGGGGTCATCACCCATGATGAGGGGGGGTCATCACCCATGATGAGGGGGGTTAGCACCACTGATGACCTAACTAGAACCACTCAACTAGAACCACTTAACTTAAGTTCGTTATTCAATGAATTTTGGAATGTCTTCCCTAGGAAGCTAGGTAAGGGTGAAGCTAGGGGTGCATTTGCCAAAGCGGTAAAAAAGCATGGGCCTGAAGTCATCATGGATGGCGTGAAACGCTTAGCTAATGACCCTCACCTGCCAGCAAGCCAGTTCATTCCGAGGGCTGCCACCTGGTTGAATCAGGAACGGTGGACTGATGACCCGTACCCTGAACCTGATTTGAAAAAGATTCCAGGGGTCAAGCCTGCTGCTGAGTTACCTCAAGCTCGGTTATGGGTGAAAAAGATGCATGACATGGGTGAGCATTTTGAATGCCGTGTCGGAGAGTTTGGGTGCAAATGATCAAACCACAAATAAATATTGATGGTGCTCAGGTGTTTCTTGGTGACTGTCGTGAGGTCTTGGAGGGCTTTCCGGATAACTCGGTGGATTCTATAGTGACTGACCCACCCTACGAGCTTGGATTCATGGGGAAGGGTTGGGATTCTAGTGGCATTGCTTACGATGTGAATTTATGGATGCATTGTCTGCGCGTGTTGAAACCTGGAGGTCATATTTTGGCGTTTGGTGGATCGAGAACTTGGCACAGGCTCGCGGTTGCGATTGAGGATGCTGGCTTCGAGATTAGGGATAATATTTCGTGGATTTATGGCAGTGGTTTTCCTAAATCGTTGGATGTGTCTAAGGCGATAGATAAGCGGGCTGGGGCTGAGCGTGAGGTTGTTGGGCAACAGTCAAGGCAAATTGGGAAAGGTAATTGGCAAGTGGATGACGGAGGTTGGCAAGATTCGTCAAAGGCTGATGAAAATGGCGTTAGAACTTTTGACCTAACTTCCCCTGCAACTTCTGAAGCACAACAGTGGGAGGGGTGGGGTACTGCGTTGAAGCCTGCCCATGAACCGGTTGTGGTGGGGCGGAAACCGTTGGTGGGGACTGTAGCGGAGAATGTGTTGGAGTGGGGTGTGGGTGGGTTGAACATTGATGCTTGCAGGATTGCCGGTTCTTATCCTGTCGTGCCAGCGAAGGCAAATAGTGGGCGGTCTAATGGTTTGATGGGTGAACCTACAGCACATCCTGGTACTGAGCCTCACGCTGCCGGAAGGTGGCCTGCGAATGTGATCCTTGACGAGCACACCGCAGGGCTACTTGATGAGCAGAGTGGAGTGAGCGTAAGTAAGCGGTCACTTATGGGTTCCATGACAGTAGAAGGGAGTCATGAAGGATGGAAGCGGAAAAGCCACGCTGGATTTACTTCTGAACGCGGTTTTGACGATTCTGGTGGGGCTTCACGCTTTTTCTATGTGGCTAAGGCTTCTAAGCGTGACCGGAATGAAGGACTAGAGGAGCTGGAGGCGCGTGTTGGCGGTTCTATGAATGGGGCAGAATATCGCGAAGGCAAACCCACAAATCACCCTGTCAGAGAAAACTTCCACCCTACAGTGAAACCTACAGCACTCATGCGCTACCTGATCAAACTGGTCACACCACCTGGGGGGACAGTTCTTGATCCGTTCACGGGTTCAGGATCTACAGGTAAAGCAGCATTACTTGACGGGTTCGAGTTTGTGGGTGTTGAATTGACAGAGGAGTATCTGCCGATTATTGAGGGCAGGTTACGGTGGGCAAGCGAACAGGTTGGGGATGGCGATGTCACTTTATTCTGATAACTTTTGGGCTGAGGAAATGGGTTTGGATTTGAGTGAGCTTGTGACAGAAAGGCCGTCACATCCGACACAAGTTCACCTGAAATTCAAAGCAACCAAGCAAGCTGAGGATTACTGGAAAAGAGAACGATATCTTGCACAGATCAAGAATCACATTCCTAAACGCCTTATCGACACGGTAGCGAAGAAACACAACTCGAAAGCAAAGAGAAGCGCTAGGGTTAGAAAATATGAGTTCACAGATAGACAGCTTCAGATTGCGCTGCGGAGCTTAGATGGGAACGATCCGGTGTGAGCGGTGTGGGTTTGAATGGCAGCTCAACAGTTCGAGACAGAAAACGATTCTTTGTGGGTCTTGCAGGGCAAAGAAAGTCCAGACTGTTCACACGACAAAGGGTAAATGTATTCCGTGGCATGGAGGGTTCGCAGCAGATGATGTCACGCCTCTCGATGACGATGGTGAACCTGTGTTGCCTGGGGTGAGGGTTTGCGGTCATCAAGACTGTGTACGAGCAGATCACATTATAGTAAGGAAAGATAATGAAACTATGCATCGCTGATCCTCCCTATCTTGGCCGAGCAGCTATATGGTATGGCGACAAAATGCACAAATCGAAGCTTGGAAAAAATCAAGGTGGGAATGCAAACACTACTGAGGCTAAACCTGCTGACTACCATCCTGAGGCTCAAGAATGGGATCGGATTGAGAAGCATCAGGAGATGGTTTCAATGCTTATTAAGAATTATGATGGCTGGGCTATTGCTATGGCTCACGACAACTTGAGAGATTATTTACCTTTGATTCCGAGGTCTGTTCCTATTCATGTGGGTATTTGGAACAAACCACAAAACATGCCTTCTGGATCTAGGGTTATGAATACTTATGAACCGGTTGTTTTTCATGTACCAGAGGGGAGAAGAGCCTCTAAGGGTCAAACAATTTTTCCAAAAGATTGTGTGACCATCCGCAGAATGAATAATGGGTTCCCAGGATCAAAACCTGTAGCCTGGACTCACTGGGTGTTGGATTTGCTTGGCTACGATTCAGAAATCGATGAGGTGGATGATTTGTTTTTCGGTAGTGGGGCTGTCACTAAAGCCCTGTTACAACCTACTTTGATATAGAAGGGAAAGTGAATGGTAAAGAATGAAGCTCTGATTGAGCTTACTGGTTGGTTGAATGACATGAGGGAGTTTGAATGGGGCACTGCGCTGAAAGTTGGTGTTGATGTTCGCCGAAAAAATCATCAGGGCGAATGGGAGACGGTTGATAAGACTGTTTATGATGTCACGACTGACGGGAAGGCTCCGCTTGAGGGTGTGAAGCAGGTCAAAATTGTTGGGCGTATCACGGGCACTAACTCGTTTGAGAAACGTGATGGTTCAACGGGTGTGTCTATCAAGGTGAGGGCTGAGTCAGTTATGCCTGCTGATGGCAAGGTTGGTGAGGCTGCTCTGAATAGTGTGTGGCCTTCTGTAAACCCGAATAAGCCTATCGATGAAAGTGCGCCCTTCTAACGAATATAAAATAGTTGGGTGAACCTTACTTTTGAAGTATATGGGAGACCAGCGCCACAAGGTAGCAAGAGGCATGTCGGTGGGGGTCGCTTCATCGAGGCTTCTAAATATCTTCCAGCATGGCGGAAAGAAATAACTACTGCTGCGGTCAAAATTATGCAAGATCAGGGCTGGGAGACTATTGCGTATCCTGTTCACCTTGAGGTGGTGTTTTACTTAGAACGCCCGACTACGATTCCAAAGCAAAAACGCCCGTGGCCTATCAAACCTCCCGACCTCGATAAACTTGTGCGCGGTGTGTGTGACGGTCTGACTGATGCTGGAGTTTGGACTGATGATGATTTGGTTGTCAAATTGACCGCTTCGAAAGAATATGCAGACACGCGAGAGCCAGGTGCTTGTATCACAATCAAGCCGATTATCACTTGATAGGGCTAGACTTGCAGAGTCTCAAGGAAAGGTGGAAGGTATGCTTGAGGATTTGATGCCACCGAAACGGGTCTACTCCTGCAAGGTTCGCCGAATCGCAGGCGAACTAGATGCCACAGATGGAATTATTTTTATGCAAGCGATTGATGACAGTAGTAACTGGACAGCTACAGGTTTATCAAGTGAGTTAGCCAAACGCGGTGTCGATATTGGAGAAAAGGTGATCCGTAAACATCGAATGAATGAGTGCTCATGCTAGAGAACTTAGAACCGGCAAAGAAAGTTCAACCACCAAAAGATTTCAGGCCAGGTCTAGAGTTTGATGGCACTGAGGGTATGGCTACCACTGAGGGCTTAGCTGAGCCTCCTAACTTTGATGAGTTTCTTGCAGAACGTGGTTACAGTCCTGATGAATATGAAATCGTGGGAACACCGCGCACCTCTCAATGGCAGCGATGGGATGGGCTCTGGCTGACCGCATATCGGTTTCACTTTCGAAGAAAAGTGACGGATATTGATTTGCCGACTCTTTATGCTCAAGCGAAGCGAACGAAACCTAAGAAACCGAAACCAAAACCCTCGGATAGGGTGTTTGTTATCTGCCCTGCTGACTTTCAAATTGGTAAGGGTGGCAGTCGTGGAGGGCACGAGGAAAGCATTGCAAGGATTCACGCCGCTTATGAACGTATTGAAACTCAACTAAAAACGGGTGACTTTCAACACATAATCATTTTGGATATGGGTGATGTTGTTGAGGGTGTCCAGAATAAAGCCGATATGGATCAAATTTCCAGTAATACTTTGTCACCGATGCAGCAGGTTGATTTGGCTAGTGCCCTGTTGTGGGATTTGATCAAACTTGCTTCACGATATGCACCGATAACTTATGGCTCGGTGGCATCGAATCATTGTCAGTTTAGGGTTCAGAAACAACGGGTGGGAAGCCCTGGGGTTGATGATTGGGGGATTGTCATATTGCAACAGCTCAGACGCTTAGCAACTGAGGTTGGTTTACCTGTTGAAAGATGGATAGTTCCCCAACCTGACGATGAAGGATTCGCGTTTGACGTTTTCAATGATGGCTCACATATCCTCGGTGCGATTCACGGTCATCAAGTGCCAAGACCTGATGCGTTTCAATCTTTCTGGACAAAATCGGTATTCAAAGATTCATATCTTGCAGCAACAACTCTCATGGTGACGGGACATTTTCATCACCATAGGGTCGAACAGTTTTCGGGAACGCAAGGCAATGAAAGATGGTGGATACAAGCAAGCACGATGGATAACGGATCAGATTGGTATTCGAGGACACAAGGCGCAGGTGGTGATTCAACTCCAGCCATCACATGCTTTACCCTAGAGAAAGGGAAACCGTTTCGGGGGAAGGTTGAGCTACTGTGAAAAATAAAGATGAACGGGACTTCCAGAACATCATCAAAGCGCATAAGAGTAGAGACCTGCCCTATGTGGAAGTACAGACAGACCAGTTTCGGGGTGTGGCTAAAAACTTCTATAGCTTGCCCACCACTATCCTTCTAGACCTGCGAGCAGCTCAATACAGTAATGACGGTAGCGACTTGCTCATTCTGTCTGAGGCAGCAGAGTTCGCGTTCAGCCCAGAAGACTTCCAAAGACTACAAGCTCTAGGGATCGGTGATTTTCTTACTGTCCTCCAGGCTTGGATAAACTACAACCAATGACCGGCTTCAACAAGCCTTGTATAAACTGCGGTGTCTTATCCCGTAAATACAAATGTGACGATTGCCACAAGGCCAGTGAACGGATACGCGATAGAAAGCGCGATGCTGACCCTTCCCGAAAACTCAAGAAGGCCACCCTATACAATTCTCAATATCGCAAACGCAGAAACTTATTAGTATCCCTGGGGGGTATCTGCTACCTGTGTGGGGAGGTCGTACTACCAGGCACAGGTCAAGCAGACCATCTGACACCATCCGACATGGATTCACCATTAGCAATAACTCATTCATTTTGTAATCAATCAAGGGGTAACAAACCGTTACAAACATAGGGGTAGCCATGAGGATTGCGAACACCACACCACCACACCACTACCCCACCACCACATAGGCAAGTATTTTTCATAACAACAACACGACCTATACGCCACATCCCCACCTTAGGCACCCCCCACCCCCCCCACCGGCATCTATACAGACTGGGTCAAAACATCGATTTTGCTAGACAGAGCACCCCGTAGCCCACAATATTGCAGATACCCGCATTTCAAAGGTTTGGGGTACTCTAGGGGGTATGCCAAATCCTGCGAAGCCGATTGAAATGAAACGCAAGCTAGGAAATCCTGGTAAACGTGCGATGCCTGGAGAGGGTGCGTTGATGCAGATTGAAGGTGGATACAGGGAACCGTTGCGGCCGTTAGGTGAGGCTGGGGCGCAACTTTGGTCTGAGGTGTTTGAGGCTGGCGGTTTGTGGGTGAGTTCTCGCACTGATACTCAGTTGCTGCAAATGGTTTGTGAGCTTTTGGATAGACGCGAGATTCTACGAAAAGAATTTTTAGCTGATCCAACTGAGCGCAAGATAAACATGTCTTTGCTGGAGACGGAGAAGCTTATTCAGACCTCATTAGGTTTATTAGGCTTCACGCCTTCAGATCGATCACGTTTAGGTTTGGCTGAGGTGAAGACTCAATCGAAACTTGAGGAACTCATGCAACGTAAGGCGAACGCGAACAGGGTTGAGGATGGCGGATAGCAGTTGGCCTCCAAGATGGCTTACTGCTGTCCCCGTTGATGCGCTTGAGCGCGGTCAAGCTAGTGAGCCTGTAATAGATTTCGCTGAAGCTTTCGGGATTATCACGAAGGATACGGTTGCAGGAAAGTCGGGCGAACCGTTAGTGTTGCGGGATTGGCAAAAGTCACTTTTAGAACATATGTTCGCTAGGGAAGATGGCGGTTTTCGTCATCAATCACAACTCATTTTGATGCCGAGAAAAAATGGTAAAAGTGCCCTGGGTTCTGTTATTGGTTTATATGGATTGGTGTTGGGTTCTGCCGGTGGGGAGGTTTATAGTGTGGCAGCTGAGAAAGAGCAGGCTCGGATTGTGTTTGCGGATGCTAAGAGAATGATTGAGGCAAGCGCTGAGCTTACTGCTATCACGAAGCTTTACCGAGATGCGATTGAGCTGCCTAAGTTGAATTCTGTTTATCGTGTGATGTCTGCTGAGGCTTATTCGAAAGAGGGCTTGTCTCCTACGATGACTGTGTTTGATGAGTTGCACGCTCAGAAAAATCGCGATCTTTACGACACTTTTTCTTTGGCTATGGGTGCGCGGGGGAAGCTAGCGACACTGATAGCGATTTCAACTGCTGGGGTGAAGATGGATTCCACAGGTCGCGATTCGATTTGCTACAGTCTTTATCAGTATGGGCAGAAGGTCGCTCGCGGTGAAATAAATGACCCAACTTTTTTCATGGCTGCGTGGGAAGCGCCAGAGGAACTTGATCACCGTGACCCTGCAACATGGGCGATAGCTAACCCTGGATTCAATGACCTCAACGCTGAAAGCGATTTCGAGAGTGCCGTGAAACGTACACCGGAAGCAGAGTTTAGAACTAAACGATGTAATCAGTGGGTGTCCTCTCAAACTTCGTGGCTTCCAACGGGGACATGGGAGGCGTGCCAGCAACCGTTTGAGATTTCACCTGATGATGAGATAGTGCTTGGTTTTGACGGTTCGTTCTCTGGAGATGCCTCGGTCATTGTGGGTGCGATTGTTCCAAAAGATGATGAACCGGTGAAAGTTTTTCTTGTCAAGGCGTGGGAGAAAGATGTCACTATCCATGATGATGACTGGAGGGTTGATATTGCTGAGGTAGAGCAAACCGTGTTGGATTTCTGTCAAGCTCACCCGAAAGTCCGTGAGGTTGCGTGCGACCCTTTCCGCTGGCAGCGTTCCATGCAGGTTTTGGAAGATAGGGGTGTGCCTATCGTGGAATATCCGAGCACTTCAGCTCGGCGTATGGTTCCAGCTTGTTCGAAAGTTTTTGATGTGGTCACTGAGTCACGTCTTATCCATGACGGAAATCCGATTCTTGCTAGGCACTTGAGCAATGCGGTAACTAAGATTGACAACATGGGGCCACGCATTGTGAAAGACTCAAGGAATAGCCCTAGAAAGATAGATGCGGCGGTTGCGATGGTGATTGCTGTAGACCGCGCACTAACAGGCGCTAAACTAGACCCAGTGCCAGAATTTTTTGGATAGGTGATTTATGAGTTCAGTTCTTCAGATTGTTGGTGCAGCAACTTTGATTGCAGGCGTAACTCTCATTTCAATTCCTGCTGGAATAATTATGGGTGGCGCTGTTTTGATTTTACTCGGTTTAGCTTTGGGGAAATAATTGGTATTCAACAGACTTTGGGAAGATAGGGCCATCTCGTTTCAGACAATCTTTGAGTCTGGCGATGATATCGGTGTCGGAAATCAATCTGGCACAAGAATTGATGAAGATAACGCGCTAACGATTGCCGCGTTACATTCGGCAGTGTCTTTGATAGCGGACACTGTTTCGACTCTGCCAGTTGATGTTTTCATCCGTGACGATGGGAACCGTAGGCCGTTTAGACCGAAACCAACGTGGGTTGGTCAGCCCGACATGAACTTCAATGGGCATTCCGTGTTCTATAACAGTCTTCTAGTTTCGATGCTGATTGACGGCAACGGTTTCATTAGAGTTTTCAGTAATCGGCGCGGTGAGGTTATCAACCTAGTCGTTCTCAATCCTTCTCATGTTGAGATAAAACGGAACGCTGAGGGTGCGCTAATTTTCACAGTGCAGGGTGAAGATAGGCCACTCACTTCAGAGCAGGTTATTTATATCCCTGACCTTCTACGCCCTGGAACTGTTCGTGGCGTGTCGCGTGTGGTTGCTTTGCGTGAGAACCTGGGTCTATCTAAAGCGCTTGAGCTGTATGCGGCTACGTTTTTCGGACAAGGTACAACTTTGCATGGTGTTATCGAATATCCTGGAGCGCTAACTCAAGAGCAGGCAGATTCTTTGCGTTCATCTTTCGACCAGTCACATAAGGGTTGGAGAAAGTCAGGTCGCACAGGTGTTTTGAGTGGTGGTGCTAGTTTCAAAGCAACACAGGCTGACCCTGAGACTTCTCAGGCACTTGAGGCTCGCAGAATGGCAGTGGAAGACATTGCACGGATTTTTCGTATTCCGTCATTCTTGCTGAACCTCCCTGGAACTAACACTTATTCGAGCGTGGAACAGAACATGCTCGGATTCGTCACACACACTTTGCGACCTTATGTGACCAAGATTGAAGATGCGATGAGTTCTTTGATGTCGCGTTATCCTGGAGGCTCTGAAGCGTTTATCAAATTCAACATGAACGGGTTACTCAGGGCAGATATTCAAAGCCGATTCAGTGCATATTCGACAGGTCTGCAATCTGGATTCTTAGCAATCAATGATGTTAGGCGTTTGGAAGATTTGGCTCCCCAAGAGGGCGATGCCGCGAGTGCGGTTCGTGTACCGTTAGCTAACGTCAATCTGTCGGAGTCTGGAGTAAAAGCGCAGCGAGAGAAGATTCAAATGGTGCGTGACCTTGTATTCGCTGGATTTGACCCTGCTGAGGCGATGGAGATGATTGGACTGCCTGCGATTGGTCACACTGGTCTTCCATCCGTTCAGTTGCAGGGGGTAGCTCAGGTGAACCCTGAAGACCCAGATGCCGCCTATAAAGATGAGGTGACTGAATAGTCATGCCGTATTTTATTACTGATTCGCACCCTGAATGTAGTGGTGTGGCTGTAGTGAAAGAGGATGGTGAACTTTTCGCGTGCCACATGGATGAAGATTCAGCGGTGGCGCAAATGGTCGCGGTGAGTTTAGCTGAGGGCATTGAACCTGGCGGTATGTATGAAGGCCCAGAGATGCGTGTAGCGCTTGCAGAGGACAAGTTTACGACTGAGGCTGAGGCGGTTGCTAGGGCTAAGGTGATTGGCTGCGCCGGTTTTCACACGATGACAGATGACGGTGAAACGATTTACATGCCGTGCGATTCTCACGCTGCCTATGAGGCAATCGTGGGAGGGTCAGGTTATCGGCAAGAATCAGAGCCCGCACCACCCGAAGACCAGATTGAGGGTTCTCAGGTCAATGAACCTGGCTCGGCTAGTGGGCCTGGAGGCGATATCAAGCTAAGTGAAGCTACACAAACGGCTTTGCGCAATAAAGTTCGTGACCATAATGACCAAATGGCTGAAGATGACAAACCTGATTACACTCGCACCACTTACGGGCAACTTGCGGCGGTTTATCGGCGTGGGTCAGGTGCATATTCGACTTCTCACCGGCCTGGAGTTTCTCGTGCCGCTTGGTCGATGGCACGAGTGAATGCTTTTCTATATTTACTGCGAAATGGTAGGCCAGAAAATGCAGCGTATATCTCAGATAACGATTTGCTGCCAGAGGGTCATCCGAAAAGTACACGCTCAGAAGATTTGGATGCAGAGACTAGACAGGTTGATTTGACACCGCCAGCTTATATGCGTGCAAGCGCTCGGAGAGGCCTTGAGTGGCATTCTGAGGGACTTTCTGGGCCTGGGCTACAAGATAGTACCGTCAGAGAGGCTAGGGCTTTAGCGAGAGGCTCAGTAACTGCCGAAAAATGGGTTAGGATTCGAGCTTTCCTTGCTCGCCACATGGTGGACTTTGACGCGCCTGCCGCTTCAGTTGATCATGAAGACTTCCCTTCTCCTGGAGTTGTCGCAATCTCTTTGTGGGGTGGTGGCACTACAAAACGTTCAGCTCAACGTGCTATGGATTATGCAGACGGGGTTATTGGTAGAATTGAGAAAGAAAATGAGGGCAGAGTGAAGGGGCAAGCTTTGAGCAAAATGGAAACTCGCGTGACCGTCACAGATTTTGAGGTACGCGAAGAGGAAGATGGCATGCACCTAACGGGCTATGCTGCAAGATTCAATGAGGCTTCTGAGCCGCTACCGTTCAGGGAGTACATTGCACCTGGCGCTTTCAAGCGTTCTCTACAGTCGCGTAATGATGTCAAACTGCTTTGGAATCACGATAGTTCCATTGTTCTTGGTTCGACTCGTGCAGGCACGTTGAAACTTTCTGAAGATGACCAAGGCTTGAGGGTTTCTGCGACACTTCCAGAGACACAAGCTGGGAAAGATGCGAAGGTTCTGATCAATCGTGGGGATGTAACAGGTTTTTCTTTTGGGTTCACTGTTCCTTCGGGTGGTGATTCTTGGAATGAAGACGGCAGTGAGCGCACTTTGAATGCTGTTCGTCTCATGGAAGTTTCCACAGGGGTAGCCTTCCCTGCATATCCTTCCACCAATGGCACTGCTTTGGTTCGTGGTTTGGATAAGGTCGCAGAGCGTGCTGAAGTGGATGCGGATGCTTTGGCTGATGCGCTTCTCAAAATTGAGAATGGTGAGGACATTAGCACCGATGACCGGCAGCTCATCACTACCGTTTTGGATAAGCTTGCACCACTTGAGAAAGTAGAAGATGTCAAGGGTGATTTGGATATGCTGGCTTTGAAAAAGAAAAAGCTAGAATTGTTGATGGGGCTGTAATGCCACACAAAGATAAGGGCTATGGGAAAGGTGGCAAACGTAAATAATGGCTACTAAAGATCAGATCAAGAAAGCTATTTTGGAGACTGCTGGCAATCCTGTTTCGGGTGCGATTGCTTCACTAGCTGATGAAATGGCTGAAGCGGTTTATGTTTTGGATAATCCTTCTGCTCAGACCTCTCGTAAGGGGAAGCCCAGTAGGGGCACCGTTGAGCAGGCAGAAAAAGAAACTCGTATCATGGAAGCTGTTGAGCAGCGCTAAAGAGTTCCCCCCCCTGTCTTTTCATTCCTTTTCGGGCAGGGGGGGTTTTCTTTATACGTGGTTTTCTACAGTCTCAAAGTTGCAGTCGTTGAAAATGTCTTCACTTTCGTCTTTGCATGAGCAGTATCCTAAAACTTCGATCATTTCTTGATGACTTTTAGGTGCATCCCACTGCTTGACAATTCGTAATTTGCCCTGGCTTGATATAAGTTCCTCGCCCCAACCTTGTTCCTCTATTGAGGTCAGAGAAAAAATCAGATTTGGGAACTGTTCAGACATGGCCTTCAGGACTGGGAAAGGGGCGCTCCAAGGGGTGACGAAGGTGTAATTCACATATCCGTTGCCCTTGCGTAGTACCTTGACTTCCATAGCATCCCATTTGCATCCCCATGCCATTGCTTGCGAGTCTTCATGAGATGCAACCGGCTGGACAAAGTTGCCGAAAGATAAGATTCCTGAGTTGCGACCAGGTTGTTCAGCTGCTTTGTGAATGAAAGCTTGGATGTCTGCTTCACTTCCCGATATTGATAGATTGTTGTTCATCCAGTTTGGCATTTTTATTCCTTTTCGTTGTTGTGATGTTTCTAATTTATGCCTTATGCCCAAACATTCCAACGGTCTTTGGGAAGTTCGATGCCGTATTCATTGGCCAGCTCACGAGCAATAGAGTCCTGATCCTGCTGAGCCTCAATGAGATACGTAATCCGAGAGTCCAACCATTTCTGCTCTTGTTCGTTTTGAATAATTTCTGCAAGCGTGTCACATACATATTGGAGTTTGTCAGTAATTTTTATCATTTTGGTTTCCTTTCGTTGTTGTTATATCTCTAGTGTATAGCACTTTACACAATAACACAACTCTAAACACAAACTTTTGTAAAGTTTTTTCTGAAAGTAAGTAGACACTAACCCGATACAATGGGCATACCGGATTTGTGCGTTATCGCTGCTGGTAGCTGTTGAGCGTTACCGCCATAGCGAATAAAACATTCAAACTATTTGGAGGACTAAATGTCTGAGTTCATCAAGACTCAGCAGGAGGCTCGCGCCAATCTCACTATGCAAATCCGCGAAGTTATCGAGGGTGCTGAGAGTGAGGGTCGTGGACTTGACTCTGCTGAGCTAGAAAAGATTGACCGCATTGAGGCTGACATCCGCAGGGCTGACGAAGCCCTTGAGGTTGCTAAGCGCAATGCT